TTTACAGCTTTATAAGTAGCCGAAACTATTGTTATAGAAACATGGTTGAAGTTATTAATAATAACTCTGTAAATATTTGCAGTGATTTTCACTGCCCGAAAGGTACTTTACACAAGGCTAAATTGTGTAAAGACTTTCGACGCGATGTGGTCCGCGCTTTTGTGACTTCGATTCAGGATACTTTCAGGATCTATGGTCTTAGGGAACCCAAGCCAGGTTTTCTTAATTCTATGTTCAGAAAGTTCTTGCGTCGCGAGAAGAACAAAGCTAGGGAAGTCGAGGTTTCTAAGTGTGTTCTTATACTTAATGTTTTTAAGTATTTGACTGCTGGATTCTTTGACTCGTTGAATGATCAGTCTCAGGCAGTGCATCCAATGCTGTCTGTCGCTATTATTCACGCCGCCAACCGGCGATCAAGGGGTCAGGGGGCTTCTTTTAGATTAAATTTTAAAAGTAAGATCACTTTGGCTTGCGCGATCGTCTCAGCGAAGAAATTACTTCCATTCCCTTGCGGTTGCATTGGTGTAGATACTGAACGAAAGACTCTTAAGCTTTTGTCTTCTGAACCCGTTCCTTTGCCTTTAGGGTATCTTGACCACGTTGAAAAACGTATGAGAGGTATCTGTAGAAGGTATTTGGAGCGTAGGAGGACTGATTCTTATGAAGATTACGTTCAAAAGTATCTACCCGGCACCGGTGCTACTAGAGAGGTATCTAGAAAGCATGGTGGAAAGCGGTCTGCTATTTTAATGACCCGTGAAGAATTCCTTGATCTTTCTTTTGACGAAGAAAATTTTGGATACTTCTGTCACGATAGGGGTGTTAATTTACTAGATCGTCCTCGAGTTAAATACTCGTTAGTCCACGCAAAGGGTAAGAGCCGCGGAATAACTGTGAATGGGGTTGAGCATGATCTGCTCAGTCCTCTCCATAAATTATGTTACGACATGATTTCATGTGAGCCATGGTTACTTCGGGGGGAAGCTGACCCTACCCGTTTTCACTGGAGTCTTGCGCCGAATAAAATTTTGGTGTCCGGTGACTACGAAAGTGCGACAGATAATTTGCCCATCATTGTCCAAGAGCGGGCTTTGATGCAGATATTCCAATTGATCCCGGGAATTCCTAAGCACATCCAGGAATTCGCTCTTCGATCTCTACGTACTGAGATTGAAGGCACCGACGGGGTAGTTCACAAGCATTCTAAAGGTCAACTTATGGGATCTCTCTTAAGTTTTCCTTTCCTTTGTTTACAGAACTATTTCGCTTTCACTTTTATGAATCCCGATTTCGATACCAATTATCTTCGGATTAATGGTGACGATATCGTGTTTTATGGTAATCAGAGGGATTACGAAAGGTGGAAGGAAGGTGTGGGCAATTTAGGTCTTAAACTATCGAGTGCAAAAACATTTGTCCATGGTAGGTTCTTTTCGCTGAACTCTACATATTTCTGGTTAGGTCAAGAAGGGGTACAACTTTTGCCGGTTGTACGTCTAGGATGTCTAGATTCGCAAGTGTTAAAAGATGTTCAGGGGTCAGCTACGGCTTTCTACGGACATCTTTCAGGCCGACTATATCTTCGAGCTGTCGAGGTCTTTTTATGGCGACATAGGAAAATCTTGGCGGGGAGAAGTTTGGTTAGGGAGTACCCTTCGGGGTGCGGGTTGGATCTGACGAAGGATACTTTGAGCATTCTTGGACGTTTCGTTGATGAGATACAAAATTTCATTCGCGGGAATAGAGTTTGCGAAGAGTTTTCTTTCACTAAAGGTCTGCCACGTACGGGATTTGAATTATTCAAATTTCGTGACGTTCCTAAGGATATTGCTGAGAGGACTTTTGAATGGTCCTCTCGCGTATCTTGGCTTACACTAGTGCCTAAAGATACTGAACCAGAAATTATTAGAGATGTGGCCGAATCGGAGGCGGAGATCGAGTTGGATGATTCTTTTCTGATTGGTATTCCTTTCTTGAAAGAGTTATTCGACAATGAAATCTTGCTGAAGTGGGCTATAAGCGAATGGGTGATTTATCATTCTCAAACTTATAGTCATATCGGTCAAAGGGAACGGCCTATCTGGGTGCCTAGGGGTTGGAAACCTGGGAGGAAGGATATGGAGTTCGACGTAGGCGATGTTGATGATGTTCCAGTTTTTCCTGGTATTTTTTATACTAAGGGAGGCTGATTCTGATCTCGTTTACGGTTTGGTCGGTGACTCGCACTTGGGCGAGTAATATCTGAATTCGTAGTAAAAGAAACTTCGATGCCGGACACTGACGAAAATCTAAAGGGTGTGCTCGCACACTGTGCCGACAGTAACGATTTGAATTTTCGATCCGAAAGAGCGTATTAGCCTACGTTATATCTGTGTAGGAATTCTCTTCTGACTTACTCCAGTTCGGGCTATATATAAAGTAAGCCCCGGGCTTTCCATCTTATCGTGAAGCATCTAACGAGAGTACCTTATGGGAAATTATTGGTGTTTTATATCGATTCGAGTCTGCATAGGCGCGTTTACGTGTCGATTGCGGGAAAAAGCATAACCTCTCTACGGGTGGTATTTGAGGGGAAGAGATTTTCGAAAATTCATATAATATCTTATTGTTTAATCAGTGAGGCGCTATGCCCCCTCACCAAGATCTTATAATAAATACGATGGTGCCCTTTGCGAGGGCGAGCCAAGTTATCCATTCGGCTTCTTATAAAGGTCCATAATGGAGAAATCAATATCAAACGTGACATCGAGACGCCGACGACTTCCTTAATTGGTTGGCATAGGGGTTAGGTTCATAATGTCAGAAATCCCAGAGGATTAGTGAGAAACATACTAATACTTGATAGAGACGGTTTATTTGGAATATAGAATCCATTTATACTGATCTTATTTAGTTCCTCCGGTTACTATCGTTTAGGATCCCGTAAGAACTCCTTAAAACATAGATAGAAATCCTCCCGTTTTCGGGTAAAGGGAGTATCCTATTTTCTGCGTTCTCATAAGAATACGTGTTGAATCTTAGGATAACCCGCGCATAGCGTAATGGATTACCGGATATATAGCGTTTCCGCTACTCATGGCTTTTGATCTTATGTCCTTTCTAGAAGGCTCTGTCGCG